TTGCCACACCAACTTTTATATGAGTTGGAACGGTAAACCCATTACGGTGGATTCAAATCCCATTGAGTTGGGTATCACTGAAGGTGCAACTATTGTTTGCACCATTCGCTTATGCGGAGGATCTTTTTCCAGAGGTTTTATTCCTTTGGATCAAAACCCTCTCTTTCTAACACAATCCATGAGTGTGGAGATTGAGCGGTTGGTTATTCGCAAGCACTGCACAGCGATGGAGTGGTTAGATTTACCACTTCCATTGAATGAGCTGCAGTCATTGGCCCAATTTACTCATGAGGAGATTGTGAATAAGATTCGGCTTTTTGAGGCTGAAGTCCTCCAATCTGATCATGATACGGACCAAGCTGCGGCACGTAACTGGCGTACTATGACTCACTACATTGCAATTGGGCTGAAGCGCATGGAATCCATGCGTTTGTTTCCAGGCTTTAATGGTGGGTTTGCTGAGATCTTTGAGGGTCTCATGATTTTGCGTCATTGGCATCGCACATGTAGTAATCTTGAAGATTACTACACATTGGCTCGTACGGCATATATGTGCTTTACGGGTAAGCCACTGGCTGTTGCCATTTTGCAGAAATTTCTTCCTAACCCGGAATTGCAGGGTTTGGAAGATATCACAAAGACAATGCGAACCCTCTTTGACACGTCTATTACTGTCAAAGAGTGTGGTATTGTGAAGCGTTTACGCAAAATGTACACATACTTTCTTGTTCAAGGAATCTTGAGCAAGTTGGGCATTGAAGCTACGGAGGAAGAATTCGTTTTCCTTTCTAAGAAGGCCCAATCCGGCAAGTATGCATCTCGCGTAAATTTGTGGCTACACGTTGTTGAAACCACCATTTACGTTTGTGAGCGTATTGTTAGCTACCGTAAGACAGGTTCTGTTGACTCCTTTTTTAAAGAGGGACAGGAATGTGAAGATTGGTTGGCCACATCAGCTCGCCTTTTGGCATTGGCTCCGTTTACGGCCAATCTAGAACCTCATGGCACTACATACTTCAGATTTCTGTCTGATTTGAATGATGCCATTGAGAAAGGGCAAGGTTTTGCAAAGGCTTTTCGATCCATGGGTGCCGAGCGCACTAATCCAATTTCAAAGCAATTGGGTGCACTCATGATGCTCAAAAATTCGGAAGTCACCAAACGTGCTTCTTTGAAAAGTCGCCACGCTCCTTTAGGTGTGTTGGTGTATGGACACTCGGGAGTGGCTAAATCTTCGTTTATGAAGGTTTTATTCCACTCCTATGCGTCTATCTTTTCACTTGATCGTGATGATCATTATCTGTACACACGGTGTCCCGCTGATGAATACTGGAGTAATTTTGACTCCAGCATGTGGGCTATCCAGATGGATGATATAGCTTTCTTGCGCCCATCAGCTACAGGTGATATTGATCCTACCCTCAAGGAGTTGTTGAACGTAGTCAACAACGTGCCATATACGCCACCACAGGCGGATTTGGCTGATAAGGGGAAGACCCCTGTATTGGCAAAATTGGTTATGGCCACAACAAATTGTGAACACCTCAATGCAAATGAGTATTTTCACTGTCCTTTGGCCGTGCGTCGACGATTGCCCTATATCATCGAGGTTCGACCAAAACCAGAGTATACCCATGAGAATGGTGTGTTCATTGAACCTAGCCGTCTGCCAGCAGCTACACCAGGTTTTCCAGATTTCTGGATTATTACCGTTAAGCGGCTGGTGCCACATATTGGGGCTGACGGACGTGAGTTGGCAACAACTGAGATTGTGGAAGTTTTTTCCGACATCCGAAAGTTTGTCCAACACTTTGGTGCTTTTGCTAAGCAACATGTTATCAACCAAAACAAGGGCGAGGCTGCTGAAGAATTTGTCAAGCAGGTTGATTTGTGCCCTGTTTGTTGTGCTTACAAAGAAGATTGTCTTTGTTCAACACAA